GCCCCAAATCCCATATCTCCCCCCATTTGTGGGTTTTGCATCTGTTGAAAATGCACCACAGCAAGGGAAGCGACCGTCAAATCCTCAACAATAGAACTAATAATCTGTAAGGCATCGCGGGCATTTGAAGGTATTGGCAACTCATAAACAAAGTTAAGAATTGAATTTACCTGAGCCTCAATTTGACTGCCTTTTTGATCCAACAATTCCATGTCAACTTCCTTGGCCCCGAAGCTAGATCCAAAAGGAACCCCCGACGCATTTGTACCGAGTTCAAGCCTCCCTCTTAATATTCGAGCTATCCGGTCAGGAGTTGTGTAAATCATTGGATCACAATAGATTCTTTCAATTCATCCCAAGACTTACCTCTAAGGGGGATTCTGGTATCCAAATCCTCAACAGAGGTAAAAGGTTGTTGATCCCGTGCTTTGTCAAGTTTGGTAGCGATCGCAGCACCAACACCCGGCAATTTAGAAAGCTCGTCAATTGTGGCTTTATTAACATCTGTTTTGGGTAAGACAGCACCAACAACAACGGTTTCAGTGGGGTAGGCTTTCGGAACTGTACTCGGAGCCTCCACAGAGAAGGAGATGCTATTCTCAACTTTGACATCTGAATTATTGATGGTTGGAGTTAGCACGGGTTCTTTCACTTCATCCTGTTGGACGATGTCAAGCCGTGCTAACACTTCCTCTGGCAATTCTCCAGGGTTGTAGATTCGAGGGTGATAGATATTCCCTCGATTGACCGCCATTTTAAGAAGTTTTACAGGTCTAGTGGTATCTATCATGCGACTGTCCGACCTCCCAATAAGTCAGGCTGTGGGAAGAAAGGAACCATTTTGCCAACGCAGTAGGAACGGTCACGGGCTGGGGATGTTTGTAATTGTTCGGTTTTGACAAACAGACCGGATCTCCCTTCATTTTCAATTGTGGGGCCGAACAATCGCTTACCCATGCCAGAGGTTAGGAAACAGTAAGAGTTATCGTTCAGATAACGCCCTTTCACTGTTTGACCGGGTGATGTTTCGATCTCGTATTGGGCATCGTAAATCTCTAATTGAGTTTTGGACATTGCCAACTGAGGTACGAGTTTCATCAAAATCTCAGGAGAAACGGCACTAGCCACCCCCGCAGCAGGGACATTAGACAGCATCCCAGTAGAGAGTGCCCGGTTGCGGGTCGATTCTTGGCGACTTAAATGGATCGCCAAACGATTGCTCATCACAATCTTGTCAGGGTAATATCCCTTCTTATCGTAGAAATTGAGCAAATGATCCTCAATATCTTGCAATCCCGTGGCTGTAGCGTACTGATCCCATCGGGCGGTTCCAGTTAAAGCGGTAGGGTACTGATCGGCTGTAGTGGCATAAGCTAATCTGGCAGTTACACCGGAGCGGGGGTCGGTATAGGAGACTTGACCAGACTGTAATACTTGCCAAGTCAGAACGTTTGCAAGTTTGACAACTCTAGGCTGTAGACTGGCAACGGAACCAAACAGCATATCCACAAAAGTTTGCGACATATTGCCGGGCATCATCCGTTTAAATTTCAACATTTGCTCTTGTTTCTTTTCGTCCCAGTTATGGGCGATCGCCAGTTTAAAGAAGTCTCCATCAAACTTAATTAAGCTACCCGCGCCCGTTGAGACAACCTCACCATCGGTAGAAATCACAGAAGCGATTGCTAGGTTTTGTTTAACAAGATATGCCAACACATCAGGGTCATCGGAAAACTCAAGGGTGACAAAATCATCCATCAGTTTGTATTGACTAAGAACCCCCGGATCGGGCTTTTTGCCCATCCGTTGCAGGAGGGATTCTTTATCAGGGTCAACCAGGAATTGAAAAGTATCTTCATACAAAAGTTGAACTTGTGCAGCCGATACAGTATTTAAGAAATCTGCAATGTACATTAATCAAGTCCCTCCGTTAAGGAATAAAGGTTAGTTTTGGCAGTTGGGTTTGAATGTCACCGTCAATGTATGGCAGCGCATTACGGAAGACGACACCACCTGAGTACGGAGCGATAAACTGATCACCGTCATAGAGGGAGACAGTGGCATTTAAAACCCCTACAACAACATCCCCAATCGTACCGATCTTGGCTCCAATTGCCAGAGACGCATTACCACCTTGGGGGGTAATGGTTAGGGTTCCGATTGCCGTAGAAACATCAGCAACCGCAGTTCCCAAAGTGCCAGCAACACCCTGAGCTACCGTTACAGCCGTTGTGAAAATGATACCTTCTTGATCGGTAGTGAGAGTTAGAACACCGCCCGGAGTAGTCGCGCGGATTTCTTCTAAGGGAGAAGACCCAGATTGTGCTTTGGTGATAGCAGCCTTTAGACCATCAGCAACATTCTGGCTTGATGCAGCCGTAGCTGTGTAAGAAATGGGAACGCCGTTAATAGAAACAGTAAAAATATTGCCAACAGCAACCGAGGCAAATGTGACGGTCGTAACCTGTCTTTGATTCAAGGAATCAATACCCGTCACCGTCCCAAATATCGGAGCTGTAGCTGCACGAATAGCGGCTTCTTCTGTGTACCGTGTAGCCCCTGGTGCAGCGATATAACGCAGTACATCCCCGATTTTAAAGACTTGAGGGCATTCTACAATCACAACCGTTTCACCAGAAACATAGGGAGCAAGAATTTTGGATCTACCCAATGGGCGATGACCGCCCGTAGATTTCTTGGCGAGAAAAACACCAGCAGGAACCGATTTAGATCCTGCAACAGATGGGATATCCGACTCCTCTAAGCAGCAAGAAAACGCGGCTTCGGTATTAGTATTTACCGCGATAATTGGAGGGTCTGAATAAAAACGGGTTACTTTCATTTTTTCTCCTTAAACATATCCATTACGGGTGCGGAATGACTGAATAGATTGCACATCTTCATGGGAGAAGTTGGTATCAATCGGGTCATTAGCCATTTGTCCAAATATTGCCATTGATGGGCGATTAGAAGCCCAATATAAGCAATATTGAATTCGGTCTAATTGTTGACCAATGGGAACATCTAACTGAGCGCAAGCCTGGGAAAAACTGGCAACTCTGTCTTGACCTGTCTCGAAGTCACCAATCAAAAACCGACGATCTGCCGTTGTGATTTGTCCACTGGAAACGAGTTGATCACATTGGCGTTCTAAGGCTCTCAGGGTTTCACCAATGGCTTGCTGTTCCTTGAGTGCCTCAAATTCGGCACGGAGTCCGATGTCAGCGCTCATGGTGGCAACGGGTTCAGCATAGATGCCTTCACTCAGGGAGTAGGAGTCATCGGGAGATCCCCCTAACTCAGTAAAAGCATTCGCAGCTAGATTAATGAAATCGTTGTAATCTTGACCGCCTAACTGAAAAGCGTCTGCTAATTCGGCGGCGGTTTCGGGTTCGATTGCCAGCGTCCCATCAAACAGGCTAGAAATATCTCGCCCGTCTAATCCGGTGATTTCAGAGACAACAGCAACACCATCATTAACATTATCAAATCTTTGTTCAATCAAACCAGCTAAAGCCTGACCAAACCCTTGAGAAAATGAAGCCATAACCCCCATATTTTGGGAGTATTCTTCCATTTCTTCCTCATCTTCCATTCGAGATTCTTCTACATCAATACCAAAAATTTGATAAAGAGTAGAGGCAAAATCTTCAATTCCTTCAGCAATTACATCATCCATTTCTTCTTCGCCCAAAACTTCCCCATCCTCTTGATCAAGGGCGGTTTGAGCTAATTCAAGAAATGCCGAAAAGGTTTCTGTTGAGTCGTGAACTTCCTCGAAAGTTGTTGACTCTAAGATTGCCTGAATTTGACTGAGTGAATCCATCTATTTTCTCCTAACATTTTCAACTACTGTTTTACCATTTTTAGTTCTCCTTCGACGGGAAAACACCTTTCCTCCGTAATACCCCGCAGCGACGGCGGGGCTTGTAGCCATAAGTACGCCTTGAGCCAAAGGATTCTTTTTCATAAAATCTCTTTGTTTATGCCTAAACTCTTTATTGCGAGCATTTAGAGCATACCAAGTCCCATAACCCGCACCACCAACAGCCGCGGCGAGGGTTAAGGCATTAAAAGAAGCCTGTTGTTTATGTCTAATCACCCTCCGAATAACGATCATCTTCTAACGACCTCTGTAACGACTTTGCCGTTTTTGGTTCGCCTAGTTCGGGTATAAGCTACTTTCCCTGATCGGCGTTTCATCTTATTAGCTGTTGGCTGCATTATGGAAGCAAGAATATTGGGATCTCGGATATTTTTACCTTGGGATTTAGATAGAGCTAAATCTTTTTGTAGTGATTTCCGAGCATATTCCGCTTCTCTATTTACCTCACTAATTCGATTAAAAGGGTTAGGGAAACCAAATGAAGCTTGTTGTTTTGATCTGACAACCCTCCGAACAATAATCATTAGCGTCTCACTTGTTCAACAATCATTTTTCCAGTTTTACTACGACGACGACGGAGGAAGTAAGCACCAGCACCACCTACAGCCAACAAAGCACCTGCTCTTCCTGGGTTGGCTTTGATTAAGTCTGCTGCGCTATTCATCAATTCCCCACCTTTTCGCGCACCGAAACGAAGTCCACGCTCTGCGTAACCACCTAAGCCCCTGGCTCCTGATTTAGCCATACCATAACCACCAATAGCACCGCTTCTAGCTGTCCCATAAAAATCGTTTTTACCAACCCCAAGAACAGCATTTTTAGCCCGTCTCATGTCTCTTATTGCTTGATGCACTTTCTTGGGCGCGGCGGGAGCCACTCTTTGCTGAGGCTGTGCTGCTCCACCCATCCCATAAGGCATTGCAAACAAAGCCATTCCCGTTCCTTCATACCGATTATATTTGTCAACTTCCGCCATTGAAAACATAGCTACAGGCGGTTCGTATTGGTAAAAATTCATTTTTGTCTCCTTAAATACTTAGTGTGAAAATAACAAAATTATCGGTTCTTTTTCCGTCGTCTTAACCCCGTATCACTAAAATTAGAAGTAGTGTTACTCAGGGAATAAGTGGCTTGCTGTTTAACTAATTCGTTGGCATAAGGGCTTGAATCATACGGAAGTTCAGGCTCTTGATTCGTTGATTGACTCAGATTATCAAGCCCAAAATATTGCTTAATTTCTGCCGTAAATTCGTCAATCGCAGTCGATAACAATTGCCCAGGACTAACAGCGATCAATTGTTCTGGAGATGCTTTTTGAATCCGTTGGATGGTTTGTAATAGGATTTCAAACTCCTCCAGTAGATCCTCTTTCTGTCGCTTAAACGTTCCCTGTTCCTCTTTGACCGAAGCAAAACTCAAGTCTTGAACAGTAGAAGACGCAGCGAAAAGCGCGGGGCCGTGGATGGCTGGGAAGGCAACGGCGGATACTTCTGCTAATCTTTCAAGTTTTAAATCAACACCCGGACTTAAAAGATTAATTAGTTTCGACTGAACTTCGTTAACCTTATTAAGAATTTTAGCCTTGGAAAATGCACCAAGTTTTCCGATTAAGTGTTGCATTTTTGGGTTGGGCAAATCCTCTTGGCGGATAACCCGACACTCGAAAGGACTAACAAAAATCCCAAGTTTCTTGAGTTCACCGTCCGCCCCGATCAATTGCTTGCTATGATCGGACAT